GCGATGCACACTATCGTACTGGAATGATCTCTCCTATTATAAAATTAGGGGTTTGAAGGCAGAGGCTAGCTTCGGCGGCTAAATTGTAACTTTCTGCAAAAGTGTGACCGGGTCGTTTTACGGCCCGGGGTTAGCTCAACTGTATGAGTATGCTGGGAAGCATGTGCTGTGTAAGCACGAAGTATAGGTTATGAGTTGGTGATCCAACCTCATCGAAGCGATAATAGGCAGTTGCCATAGGTTTTCCTATGGTGTTGCCGGCCTTTGAGGGCGATCTTATCTTCCATTGTACTGCGCTAAGGGCTTTGATTCCCCCGGGACGACCGGAGAGCATGCATTGTCGGAACTAAGTTTTCAAAATTCGTGGAACATCCAAAATAACTTATATGCCAGAACGTAACTGGACTAACAAAATTACGTTGTCGAAGGGTAGAACAGTGGTTAATCATGTACCACAATCCTCCCGCTGCGCCAGGCAGTAACTGGTGGGCCACCGAGTTGAAGGCCCTCACCCTGCTAATGGTGTTAATATTCACTCTTCTTCTTTTTCTTTCGTCACTATGGCCACAATTTATGAAAATACGTTCTGGTACATTATTTCGTTGAAGGAAAGGATCTTCGCTCTGGGGATGTTGACACTCCCCTGTGTGCTGGTTTACCTAGCCACACCTGACACCCGTGCCCGTTGGTCACGAGCCATCTTGGACAGATGGGGAGTCAGTTCCGCGTTTGAGGAGCAATATGTTCTTGCTCATCGTTACTCCTTAATCGCCTACAAGCGCTTGATTGCTTATATAATATCTATTGCTGCCCCACGGGACCATACGCCTTATCCGCCCATGAATCCAGGGGTCGCAGCCACCCCGTTTGTTCCTGTTGCACCTATTAAATCTATGGTCGACTTGAAAGCATACGGTTGGTGGTCGCCTAGTTCAATACGTTGGCGTAGTATTAGTAATGCAGTGATAGTGGTGGCCTGCACGTGGCTGCTTTACCATCCTAGCGACCCCTATACCCTTTCAGTTCGTAGCTCCTTGCAGGCATTTGAAGAGTGCCCGGAGTTTCGAGGGATAGCGGCAACTTGTGTCCGAACTGAACAGGCTTTACCCGTTTGGGAAGATGAAAGTAATTTTCCCCTTCGTGATTGCTCGTACGCCATTAATTCGTCGACCACTTTTTGTTTTGCTGCCTATCGGCAGCGGCATGAGCGGATCGTTCGAAGGTGTATGATGCCTCAAGGTTTAAGCTTGCGTGCTCCGTTTCATTGTATATACCGCGTAGATTATGACTTTGGTTTACTTTTCCTGTTATCATGGGTTTGGTGGCCACTGTTGGTGGCTTATGCCTGTTTCTGCGTGATTTACTTTAACGTTGAGCGAGTGCGTTACCCTGCCCATATTTATCCTAAACTTGCTGCCAAATTGCGCTCCATCGGCTTGAAACCTCATGCTGAAGAATTGGAGTGGTTTGACAATGTCCGCCATACGCATCCGCAAGCTGCGGCTACACGTAATTTGGCAGATAAAGCAATGAATGGGTTTATTTTGGACAATGGTTTCGAACCGTACTGTGTGCAGATGTCGCCTCGTGACATTTCTGCGGGATACGGTGGTTCACTCCAGTGCCGTTGGCTCGGCACGGACTCTCATGCCCCAGAACGCTCTGACCCGATCACTAGTGGTCATTGGCTTAAGTTTGCCAATGTTGACTATTATGTAGATTGGTTGGAGTATCTTTGGGCATGTCGACCTATTATCATGTTTACGTTTACGCCAAGTGAGCCTTGTGGCACGCACCAAGAAGTGTCGTGGACCACGAACTTGGATTCTACGATAACCATGAAAGTAGCTGGTGGTGCGCAGTATACGCACCCGCTCTGGGATTATAATATTGACAGTTTTGTTGTTAATTATCCCGGAGTGACTATTTGTTATGCCGTGGAGCGCGTAGCAGTTGATGCAGTATGGTCCATTGTGGTGATGGTGCCTAAATCTTATTGCAAAAACTTCGAGGTGCGCCCTAGTATGACGTTGAAACGAGTGGTTTTGGTAGCCCAAGCCACGACATTAGACCATGTAGATAAAACAATCGCAATTTTGCGATCTACTAATGGTAATATGTCACTGTCCTTACCTGGGCAGTTTCGCTCTGTAACCCTGTCCCCTGATGTCCAGGCCATGTTGCGTGCGCGTGCACGCAAGACGATTGCTTTTCCAGATTTGGTTGTTATATTACAAGCTGATTTTGGTAGCGATTGTCGATTGGCCCAGGCTTTGGTCTATGAATGTTTTCCTGTCGTTGACCCCGTTTCTTCAATAGTTACGGAGTTGGAGGCGAAGAACATAGCAATCTCGTATCGTCGGGTTGCTCGACCATCATTGGCAGTCACCGAAAAACTCACCGCCACCGTCTTGTGTCCTGCCGTGCTGGACTCAGCTTATGCCCCTATGCGGAGCTTAGCTAATGACGAATGGTGTGTGGAAAAACGTTTGTTGGCCGTTCATAACGACCAAACGGTTTTAGGTGGAACGGTTGCTCCTGAGTTCATGGATTACGCCCGTGAATTCATTCGCATTTTGGTGCCGCAGCCCGGCACCTTTTGCCCGAAAGAGATTTCGGAAGTTATAGAGAGTCAGAAGCGGCCTACTCAACGCGCTAATAACGCTAAAGCCGCCCCTATTTTAGCAGCATTTCTTGCTAATGGCACGACGGAAGTCAAGTCATTTCAGAAGAATGAAATTTATCCCGGACCCAAAGATCCCCGGAATATCTCCACGCTGCCCCCGGAACATTGTTTGTTGTATAGTATAATTACTCAATGTGTTTCGGATTTACTTTGCAAGCAACATTGGTATGCCTTCAAATTGAACCCCACTCAAGTGGCTAGTGTTCTCCATGAGAAGTGCGCCAAAGCAAAGGTATTAATAGAAACTGATTTTTCTCGTTTTGATGGGACGCATTCACACGCATTTTATGAGCACCTTGAGTTGGCGCTATATTTGCGTATGTTTGATCCATCCATGCATCAATATATAACTGAGATCCATCGCATGATGACACGTGCCAAAGCCCGAACCTCCTGGGGTGTGAAATACAACCCAGATGGCTCGCGTTTGTCCGGGGCTGCTGATACGTCAGTCGGCAATTCCTTGGACAATGCTTTTGTCAATTATGCGACATTCCGCCGCCAAGGCATGACTCCAAGTCAGGCCTACGCAGCGTTGGGACTTTATGGCGGTGACGACGGCGTGACGCCGGACGTCGATGCTGGCACCCTGGAGCGGGTATGCACAGATCTACAACTCTCGCTTAAGGCGCGAGTTGTCCGCCCCCAGAATCCTACAGGATTCTTAGGCCGCATTTATTTGAGCCCATCTGCTGGGCCCGAAAATTGTGCGGACCTTCCGCGGCAATTGTCTAAGTTACATTGTCACCCATCCGCCCATGTTCAGGAGCCGTTAATGCCCCTGTACAATAAAGCCCTAGGCCACCATTATTATGATTCCACCACCCCCATTTTGGGTGCTTGGTGTCGCATGATTTTCAGGATAGCCAAGGCGCAATTACCTGGTGTGGATTTGTGGCATTCGGGACAACAGTCATTCAGGTTTCAAATGGACGGTGCAGCAGCCGTTGATGAAAACCCTTTGGCTGTTGCCCCTGCTCCGCCAGCTTCCCAAGATGCTCTCTTGGCATACGCCGTATCCGCCCTGGATTCTACAGTTGGCGAGATACGTGAGTATGAAGCAAAGTTAGCGTTGGTGACAGATATTGCCAATATCCCAGTTTTTCGCCGCCGCGTGCTGCAGGTGCCCCCGCCCAATACGATATTAGGATTGGATTTGGTGGTGGCGCCTCGCACTGTGGTAACG